GTATGCCGTCACGATTGACGGTGAAACATCAGAGGTTCCGCTTGACGAACTCATTAGCGGATACCAGCGCAAGGCGACCTTCACACACAGGCAGCAGGAGCTTGCCGAGAAGCGGAAAGCACTGGAGGAGCGAATCCAGAATGTGCCCGCTCAAGAGGCGGCTCTGCAGCAGACGTACCAGCAATACCAAGGGGTACTAAGCCAACTCCAACAGCAGATGGAAGCCGCGAACAAGCCGCCAAACATGGATTGGGACGCTCTTGAACGTGAGAATCCGGTCCAGTTTCTGAAACTCAAATACCTCGAGCAACAGAGAGACGGTGAGATACAAGCGGTACAAGCCGAACAGGCGCGTATGCAACAACTTCTTGCTGGCGAAAACGACAAGAAGCTGCAACAGCGCCTAACGGTCGAGCAGGGTCTGGTGTTGGATAAAATTCCCGAGTGGGCCGATGGCGACCTACAAGCCGAGGAACAGCGCAAGCTGGTGGAGTTCGGCAAGGCGATTGGGTTCAGCGATCATGAACTCAATACGGTTTACGATCATAGAGCATTAGTCGTATTACGCGATGCGATGCGCTACAACGAACTCACGAACGGCGACAGGATCACCGAGGCCAAATCAAAAATCGGCAGCGTCAAAGGCGGCAACCAAGAGACATCCCGCCGTGTGCGCTCCCGTCAGGTGAAAGCGAAGAGAGCCAAGCTGAAAGCGACCGGCAAGGTCAATGACGCTGCGTCCCTATTTGCCGATATCCTTGCGGAATAACCGGAGAGAATCATGGCAGTCATTGCTAACACATTTAATACCTACGAAGCGAAGGGCATTCGGGAAGATCTCAGTGATCTGATCTCTGACATCAGCCCAACGACCACGCCTTTCCAGAGCAATATCGGGTCGAGAGACGCGGACAACACCTACTTTGAGTGGCAGACGGACAGCCTCGCTACGGCCAGTGGGACGCCCGTAGTCGAAGGTCAGGATCTGTCGGCATTCACGGCAGTCACCCCCACCGTTCGCCTTGGCAATTACTGCCAGATCAACATGGTGGATTTCATCATCTCGGGCACCGAGCAGCGCGTGGACAAAGCGGGCCGGGCGTCTGAGGTCGGTTACCAGGCAGCGAAAGCTGCGAAAGAACTCAAGCGCAACGTCGAAGTAGCAGCGTTGCTGAACGGCGTTGGTGCGGTTGTCGGTGCTACCGCGACAGCCCGCGTCACTGCCGGGTTCCCTGGCTGGCTGAAAACGAACGAGACTTCGACGAACGTGACCAAGCCCAGCTACTCGGGTTCAACCCCGACAGGTGCGGCACAGGTCTGGAAGGCTTTTGGAACGCCCACGGCGTTTACGGAGGCAATGCTCAAAACCACGATGCAGGAGTGCTACTCCAGTGGTGGCGAGCCGTCGATACTCATGGTCGGTCCTTTCAATAAGACCGCCGTGAGCGCCTTCAGCGGCATCGCGTCTAGCCGTTACAACGTGGACGGCGCGGAGCCGTCAGTGATCATCGGGGCCGCAGACATCTACGTCAGCGACTTCGGGAATCTGTCCGTTGTGCCGAACCGTTTCTTCACATCAGTGATCGACGCTGGTGCTGGCTCGCTGATGAACAACTGGGCGTTTTTGATCGACCCAGACGAGGTGAAGATCGCGACTCTGCGGCCTTACACCGTCGAGACATTGGCGAAAACGGGTGACGCTGATAAGCGGATGGTCCTCCAAGAATGGGGGCTTCAGGTCAACAACGAAGCCGCTCATGGTGTGATCGCCGGAATCACCTCGGCGTAGTTCTGCTGGTGGGGTGGGGGCTTCGGCTCCTGCCCCCCAGTGGGCACCATCATGTCAAACAGACGAGTGCTGGACTACGATCCAGCTACGGGCATTACGCAGTGGTTTCATTACGATGACGCCACGGGCGACATGGGCCTGGAAACCCAACAGGATGTCGGGTTAGTCATTGAGGGCACGAAGGAAGCCTTCAACCAGGCCGACGAACGTGCGCCCTGGAAGGGTGACGTTCACAAGGTCGCGTCTATCCCGATGGTCATCTACCACGAACTCGCGAAGGTATCGAACAACTTCAAGGATCAGCGGGTGGTCCGTAAGTGGCTGAACGACAAGGATAATCGGGTGTTCAGAACGCGACCAGGGAACCTCTAGTGGCGATCACAACCTACGCGCAGCTACAGACGGCGACGGCCAATTGGCTCGACCGCACTGATCTGACGGCGCGTATCCCAGAATTCATTGAACTGGCAGAAGCGAACTTCAATCGCGTGATCCGACAACCGGATATGATCGCGAAAGATGACTCGTTTTCGCTCGCGAGCCGCTATACGACGCTGCCGACTAACACGCTTGAGATCATCAGAATCGTGGTCGATCTCACGCCGGTCATCGTGCTAGAATACATGACGCCCGAAGAGATTTCGGAGCGCAGAATTGTGTTGAGCGCGACGGGCAAGCCCTACTACTTCACGGTGGTTGGCGGCGCGACCGGCCAGTTGGAGATTCTGCCGTCGCCAGACGCGACGTACACCTCCTCAATAATTTACTACACGCGCATAGCCGCGCTGACCGACGCCGCTACGAGCAACTGGTTGTTGGCGGCGCACCCTGACATCTACCTATTCGCGACCCTGGTCGAAGCGGAGCCATACCTAAAGAATGACGAGAGGCTTGCCATGTGGTCTGCCAGGCTCGACAAAGCTCTAAACGACCTACGCTTGCAAGGACAGCGCGAACGCCATACCGGGTCTGGCCTCCGAATGCGCTCACGGGTACTGGGATAAAACATGGCTACTGCAAATCTTGGAATCACGCTGCCGACTGTCGGAGGAAGCACCGACACCTGGGGCACCACGCTTAACACTGGGATCACGGCGATAGACGCCCTTTTCTCAGTCAGCGGCACCGATGTCACTATGTCCGACATCAAATTCAACTCAATGAGTGTGCAGGAAACGGGTGCCGGAACCGATACCGTCAAGATCCAGGCCCCGAGCGCGGTAAGCTCCTCCTATACGCTCACAATGCCAGCAGCAGTTGGTAGTGCAAACCAAGTGTTGTCTGCCGCCGATGGTTCTGGCACACTAGCCTGGACTACGCCCGAAACCGGTGACATCACCTCTGTGGTCGCTGGCGCAGGAATGACAGGTGGCGGCACAAGTGGAGCGGTCACGCTGGATGTGGTTGGTACATCGAACCGTATTACAGCCAACGCGCACGATATAGATATCGCCTCGACCTATGTCGGGCAGACTTCGATTACCACACTGGGCACCGTCGCTACAGGCGTCTGGTCTGGCACGACCGTGGCCGTGAATAAGGGCGGCACGGGCCTCGCCAGCTACGCCGCCGGGGATGTGATCTATGCGAGCGGTGCGACCACGCTCGCCAAGCTCGCGAAAGGTTCCGACACCGAAGTGCTGACGCTCGCTAGTGGCGTACCGACCTGGGCCGCTCCCACGACGGGTGACCTCACGGCCATCGTTGCCGGTGCCGGACTAACAGGGACATCTCTGGGTGGCCCAATACCCACGCTGAACGTGATCGGCACGGCAGACAAGATCACAGTATCTGCTGACGCGGTGACCATCGCCTCTGGATATGTAGGCCAAAGCAGCATCACTACTTTGGGCACCGTAGGAACGGGCACATGGCAAGGCACTGCTGTTGCCAACGCTTACGTCTCAGATGCTCTTACGATTTCCGGCGGTTCGGTCGATAACTCGATTATCGGTGCCAGCACCGCTGCGGCTGGCACGTTCACGCAGGGCACGTTCACACAGATAGATGTCGAGGCCCAAGGCGACCTTCGCTTACAGGACGCAGCGGGCGGTCAGTATGTGGCGTTCCAAGCTGCGGGAACCACAACCAGCTACACGCTCACAATGCCAGCGGCTGTGCCTTCAGCTAACGAGGTACTGACGGCTTCGGACGGAAGCGGCACCCTGATTTGGGCCGCACCTACCGTTGGCGACATCACAGGCGTAACTGCTGGCACCGGGTTGTCAGGTGGCGGCACTTCCGGCACGGTCACACTCAATGTTGAAGCCGCACAGACCCAGATCACCTCAGTCGGTGCATTGGGCGCTGGCAGCATCAGTTCGGGATTCGGAGCCATCGACGTTGGCAGTTCCAGCATCGACGGCGGCACGATCACAGGAACATTTGCGGGCAACATCACGGGCAACGTGACCGGGAACACATCCGGCACTGCATTAACTGTAACTCAAGCGGCTCAGTCAGCCATCACCTCAGTCGGCACCCTGACCTCGCTCGGCGTTGGAAACGTCACATCGACGGGCAACTTCGTAACTTCCAGCAATGGGTCTAACGTTGCTTGCGCGATTTCTGTAGGAAACGAGGCGGGCACCGGGCTCTACCAAAATACAGCGCAGGAAATGTCGTTCTCCGCCAACGGGACGGCTTCGTTCAAAATTAACGCCGCCGGGGCTCTCGTTGGCTACGGCGGCAGCAGGGATATTTCTGGTTTCCGTGATATAAACCTAAGTGAGGCTGCGCGGATAGGCTATGTTGTAGCTGGCTCAACGACTTCGACATTCGGCGGTGATGTCGCCGTCACGGGTGCAGTCTCCAAGGGCAGCGGTTCCTTTAGGATCGACCACCCGCTACCCGCCAAGACGGACACGCATCACCTCGTCCACAGCTTCATCGAGGGACCGCAAGCTGATCTGATCTATCGGGGCGTAGCCGCCCTGTCTGGAGGCTCTGCGAGCGTGGATCTAGATGAAGCCGCTGGCATGACCGAAGGTACTTGGGAGCTTCTCTGCCGTGATCCACAGGTGTGGATACAGAACGATAGCGGCTGGTCGAAAGTCAGGGGTTCAGTCGAAGGGAGTACGCTGTCGATTGAATCCCAGGATGCCGTTTCGGATGATATCGTGAGTTGGATGGTTGTGGCCGAGCGTTGCGACCCACATATGATGGATACTGGATGGACTGACGACGATGGCCGCGTAATCGTCGAGCCTGAGAAAGAGCAGGATGGAGGGTAGCGTGGGCGAACTCCTGTCCCTGCTCGCGGTTCCTGCTGCTGCGGGTGCCGCGTGGGCGGGGGTCAAAAGTGGCCTCAACGGTGCGAGGCAGTCGATAGCCCAGATAGAGAAAATAGTCACCAGGCTAGACGATAAGGTGGATAAATTGGAGGTGGGGCATGGCGAAAGGATTACGGCGCTCGAGGTCGAGACAAACAACATCAAGGAGCGAGGGTGACATGAGCGTAGTCGAGGGACATGATTTCGGTGATGCGACATCGACCGTCACGATGGACGAGCGAATCGTGCTAAACGCCACACAGGCCGAAGGGCTTCGCGCACTGTACGGTGCCCGAAAAGAACTTGAGAGCAGAATCGCGTTCGCGGAGCAGATGGTCGGCGTCCAGGGTCGCGAGATCATTGGCGGCGATTTGGGCGACGAGAATCCCCATCTGATACTCAAGCCCATGACCAACGGCGCGTCTGGCTAATGCCACCGGCCCAATACGTTCCGCTCCAGTTCCAGCCAGGTATCTGGAAAAACGGCACACTCTACCAGGCGCAAGGTCGCTGGTATGACGCCGATTTGATGCGTTGGAGCGTGGGTGCGTTAGGGCCTGTAGGCGGCTGGCGTACTTGGGGCGATAGTACGACCGCGATCACGAATACCCCACGAACCAGTTTGCCGTGGATGGACAACACGTTCCGGCGCTGGATCGCTGTCGGCACCTACGCGAATCTGTACGTCTACGACCATGCGGCGTCTTTATTCGACATCACACCCACCGGCTTCACGGCGGGCCGCGAGAACGCTGACCCGAATACGGGCTACGGCAACGGCGTTTACGGACAATCGACTTATGGCAACACGCGCCCAGACCTTGGCATCCCCGAACCGGCCACGATCTGGAGCATGGACCTGTGGGGCGAGGATCTAGTCGGATGCACCCCCGATGACGGCGATGTCTATCAGTGGGACGCGAGCGGTGGTACGCCTACCTCGACCATAGCAGCGCGTATCGCGAATTCACCACAATTCGCTATAGCCACAGCGGTGACGAGCGAGCGCATCCAGATGGTGTTCGGTGGGGTGCCTTCTGGTGGCGTAGAGGCCAACCGAGATCGCCGCAGAATCTTCTGGTCGGACTCAGAGGACAACACCGATTGGACGGCTACCGCGACGAACCAGGCCGGTGACCATATCCTTGAGACTGAGGGCGACCTACTCGGTGCGGTCAAAGTTCGCGACAAGCTCTTGATCTTCACTACAATCGACGCACACACCGCTACCTACGTTGGCCTCCCCTACGCTTATGCCTTCGACCGCATAGGCGATAGCTGTGGCCCAGTTTCGATCAACGCGGTGGTGGTCGCTGGCCCGACAGCATATTGGATGGGACGCAGCGCCCAGGGCTTCTTCATGTACGACGGCTACGTTCAGCCGATACCGTGTGATGTAGAATCGTTCCTCGTCAGCGAGATAAACCAGGCGCAAGCGAGTAAGGTGATCGCCTGGCACAACACCCTGTTTAACGAGGTGTGTTGGTTCTATCCCGGCGATAGCAGCGAAGTCGATGCCTACATCAGCTACAACTACCTAGAGAAGCATTGGTCGGTCGGCACGATGGCGCGTAGTGCGGTGATGAGTCGCGGCATCTTCCTGCACCCGATCCTGTTCGATCCGAGCGGCAACCCATACGAGCATGAAGTCGGCAACACTTATGCGGATGTTGGAGCCGCCGCCATAGTACCGTATGCAGAATCTGGCCCGATCCAACTCGGTGACGGCGACAGGGTGTTGTCGGCTACGAGCTTGATCCCAGATGTGACCGCGCTGGGCGACATAACAACGACTTTCTACACAAGGCTCTATCCTACGGACAGCGATACAACGCACGGACCGTACACGATGGTGGCCCCGACTTCAGTTCGCTTCACCGGACGCACTTGCCGCATGAAAGCGACCTCCGACTCCAGCGCCGCCTGGAATCTGGGCATCCCGCGCCTCGAAATGCAGCCGGGGGGCAGACGATGACCGTTTCCGCTCCGGTTGGGGTAAAACGGCTAGTGTTGCCCGAACCCCGGCGAGAATATGACCGCCAGGCGCTGATATTCAACAATATCGCGATGGAAGAGGCCGACAGGAGCAATTTCAAGCACTTTGAAGATATCGATTTGGCGAATAACGAGCGTTTGATCTTGGTCAGCGCCAACGGGACACGCTATAGTGTTACAGTGACCGATGCGGGCGTTTTAGGGACTACTGCGATATGAATTCGACTCAGCACAACGGGTTTACAGAGGCTTGGGAGCGCAGCAAGCCGTTTTTAGCTGATGCGCTTGAAAAAAGCGGCAACGAATACACGGTAGACGATGTTTTGAGGGAAATAGAAGACGATCACGCTATCTTCTACCCAACTAAAAAGGGCGCGTCTGTTTTTCGGGTTGCGCTCTATCCCCGGAAGCGGATGCTCCGTATCTGGCTGGCTGGTGGCGACATGGAATCAAGTATCGACAGCATCCTTGAGGCGGCAGAGTACCATGCAGCCGAACACGAATGTGACGGTATAGAGGTGCTTGGACGCCGGGGTTGGGAGAAAGTGTTGAAGCCCTACGGTTATGAGCATAAGCGCGTAATGCTCATTAAAGATCTAGGAGACTGAGATGGGCAGCAGTGACAGCGACAAACTACGGCTCGAAAGCGAACAAACGAAAGACCCAGAAACCCTAAGACGCGAAAGGCTCCTCTGGAATAAATCCGAGGCGTATGCCAACACAAATCCCTTTTCGCAGCGATACGGTGGCTCGGATGCGATGCCGGGTATGGGGGCGATGTCGCAAGCCGGTCAGGAATATCTGACGGACTCCATCCTTGGTCCGGGCCAGTATGACGCCCAGAATCTTGGCTTTACCGACTATAAGCACCCGGACGCGACAGTCGATCCAAACGGCACCGGAACCGGCGGTCCTCCGCTTACTGCAGCAGAGATAGAAGCGCAACAGGCGGCGGCAGCGGCGGCGGCGGCAGAGGCGAAACGGGTGGCAGACGAGGAGCGGTGGAGACTAACTTATGCTGATGAATATGAAGGCTCCCCCGCCACCACCACCACCGGCACGGGTGCTGCCACCACCACCACCGGCGGTCGCTACGATGATGAATATGATGAATATGATGAATATGAGGGGCAACAGTTCGGAGGAGCTACCACCTTCAACTATCAGCAGCAGCAGCAGCAGCAGCAGCAGCAGCAGCAGCGGGAGCAGCAACTCGCCGCATTCCCAGAGCCGGGATTCGATGGTATTAACCGGCAGTTAGGTGGGGGGAAGGTGCCGGGGCCACGGGGCGGTGGTTGGCAAGAAGATCCTAACGATATTAGGCACAGGATGGGATTGGGTGGTGGACCGGGTGGTGGACCGGCTGTGTCAGCGCCTCGTCCAGCAGCGATGGGAGGGTTGTTAGGCCGACCGCAAGACAAGTTACTTGATCGTTCGGCTACCGTTGGCGTAGGCGAGATGGAAGACGCGGCCCTGGCTACGAGCCGACTACTGAAGGAGACAGGTCCAGATAGTCTCGGATACGACCAATTCCTTACCGACGGCTGGCAAGAACAGGCCGCTGCGGGCACGGGCATACGTCCAGGCTCCAACGAAATGGATGAAACGATTGCACGAATGGCTCCCACCGAGTCATGGGAAGCGATCTCCAAGGCTGTAGGCATCCCTGCTTCGGAGGCCATGGAACGATACGCTCCCTACCGGAGCGGAGAGAGACAACTTGGGGATTACACACCGGGTTGGGGTGCGGGCGCGGAGTTGGAAAGCGATACAATCGGTCCAGACGGCGAGGTGGTCCCCGGGTACCGCCCCAGCTATGACGCGATTTCGGGTCCGACGAGTGGCGTTGGCTCTGATCCGTTCGGCGTAACGGAACGAGATCCGTTCACGTTCGGCTCTATCGATCCAGCCACAGGCCAGCCTCGCGTTGACCCAGAAACGGGCTTCCCTATTGGCGATGTACCGGCAGTCACGCAGGGACTCATATCGGCGCAGACGGGTTATGGTGTCCACGGGACGGGGCAAAGGATCGCGCGAGATGCTAATGGTGATCCGATATATAATCCTGGTGAAAGCGGGTATATGGAGAGCGCGTTGCCCATGACCGAAGCCCAGCGTGAACTCTCCCAGATCAGTCAGGTGGACAGGCCTGGACGGGTCTTGGACCCGACTACCGGCGAATATACGACCAGTACGGACTTTGACGTTGCTGCCCCCGAGGGGCTAGGAGATTTCGCGGAATCCACCGATGAAACGATTGCACGAATGTTTCCTACCGAGTCATGGGAAGCAATTTCTAGGGCCGTAGGTCTCCCTGTTTCCGAGGCCATGGAACTGTATGCTCCTTATCGGAGTGGAGAGAAGCTACTTGGTGGGGCAGTAACGGGCGAGACA